TTGAAGAGTTATTAGAAAAGTAGCAAACAAAATGTACCCACTTATTTTTCTAATGGAGAATGCGTTTTTGTGACGGTAATAGTCTTCTTGCTGTGATTGGAAAAAGTAGCAATCACAGCATTTTGGAGCCAATGGAGGTGTTTTTCGTAAATCGTAAGGGTCACTTTACTCGGTACTTTTAAAAAAAATTTGATTTTCATTGAGTAAAAATATTTTAGGACTTTGTGTTTCCGTCGCCGCCGCCGCCGTCGCCCGAGCTAAGGGAAAAACCGTCTAAACCCGTTTCATTCAACACTTGGGCAAATAGTTCAGGGGGTAATTCCTTTTTGATTTGTCTCAGCTTCAACACGTTGGCCAAGTGTAAGCCATAGAGTTGGAACTCTTCATCTGTGATCTCATGTTTCTTTTTTGCTTTTAGGCTTTTGGTGTAGGCACGGGAAACCTCGAGGTTCGCATTGTATCGCTTCTTCATGTATTCCCTCATATAAGTCTTCTTGTCTTTCTTCTCAGGCTCGGGGGCAGGTTCCATCTTATAAATAGTTGAGACAAAATATTTATATTCTTTTGTCCTTAACTATGTAAGATTAAAAAAACGAGAAAATGAACAATCTTTACACACTGCGTTTTGGCCTGTCAAACACACATCAAAATCTTGGATAAGTATTTTAATCTATTTGGTATCTTAAAATAATTATTGCTATAGTTCATATAATTAGAGTATCGATATTCCCTTTTTTATCGGGGTTTGGCGTTGTCCTTGCGTTTATAACTGTAACTTTCTTCTTTCTCTTTTGCTTGTGATACTTTTTGTTGTTTATACATCTTTTCCCTAAACGCTTTGATTTCTGCGGCGGTTGCTGGTTTTTGAATGGCCTCTTCCAAAGGGGTAAACTTTGGCCCTGCTTTGGGCTTCTTGGCCTCATGCGTTAAAATAGCCGCAACCATAGCATCTTTCGAAGTCCCCGATTTAATTTGATAAGACATGATCATATCTTCCAATTGGTGAGTCGGCAATTGACGCAGTTCTTTCTCTCGACCTGTATATACGGGCATCTTATCCTCTTTTTCCCTTAACTTCTCCTCTTTTTCTCTTAGCTTGGCTTCTTTCTTGATACGTTTTTCTTCCGCCAACATGTTCTTTTTGGCTTGCTTTTCGGCTTTCTTTTCGGCTTGCTTTTCCTCCTTTTCAAGTCTTCTCTTTTGTTTAGCCGCTTCCTTGACCTTTTTCTTGTGTTCTTTTTCTGGGTCTCTTCCTGTCCACGCCATGCTTTGCTCGTTTGTGGGCATCCCCCTGAAGTCGGGAGAGTAAAGTGTTTTTGACGTATATAGACCCAATTTACGCCAATATTTCGATATCATGTCCCACACCATAATTGTCACGGGTCCGTCCATATCTGTGTCGACGGCCACAAATCCCTTTAATGCCTTGAACAAATTTTGTTCGGTTGGGTCTTTTAATTTCAAATGAAAATCAGTAAAAAGGTCCATGGTGTTTTTTGCTTCTTTTATTTGATCTTCTGTCCAAGCTTGTTTTGAAAACTTTTCGGCATACTGTACGTTTTGCCTGATTAGTTCTTCCAGTTCTGGTTTCATAATGTCTGATATACCATATTCCCTACCCGTTAAACGATACATTTCTTGAGCCTTGGTCTTGGGCTTGGCCTTCGCTTTCTTGGGCTTCTTGACCTTGGGTGCCTTTAAAAGATAAACCTTTTTGGGTTTAGGGGAATAAGGTTTAGCCAAAGATTTTAATCCTGTTTCGATTACCTGTTCCATTTTCTTTTTAAAGGCACGAAACCCCACGGGATCGGTTTCTGCGTCGGCTTCTGCTTCCTCAAGGGCTTGTCTTGCGTCTTCAATCATTTCGCGAATGGCTGTCTCGTCTTCGGCAGAATAGACCTTGGGCTGCGCAACTTTGGGCTTTTTTGGCTGTTGAGCTTTGCCCTTATACGAAGCACTACATGCGGGCATGCTAATCGCACAAGGATAAGATATGTTGTGTTCTTTTGCGAAAGCCTTTACATGTTCTGTCCATGCGGTCATATATATACCTTGATATATTTATTCTCGCATTAGTTTTAAAATATGGCCACGAGATAGGGGGTAGATATGCGTCAATCCTCCCGTGTCTTCTGCCCGAGTTTTTAATATACCTCTGCCTATTCCTTTTCCTTTCAAGGATGGGTCGCGTTTTCGAGCTTTCAACAAGGCCATAAAAAGAAACTCTTCATTTGGGTCTACTTTGTATTTTACAGCAAGGGGTTTTAGTTGTGATTTTGATTTATCTACGTTTGCTTCAATAAAGGCTTCATCTTCTGGGAAATACTGGGCAAACATAGACACGTTGTAGTCATGTTCCTCTTGTTTTTTGGTGATCCCTTTGGGAGGGGCGCGAGGTTTGCGTTTGGGCTTGGGCTTTGTAATCGTTATATTTTTTGGAACAATATCTGGATAGGCTTCTTCCAATGGAATAATGGGTCTTTTAATCTTTAGTTTTTTGGGGACAATATCTGGATAGGTTTCTTCCAATGGAATAAATTGAGCTAAAATTCTTTTACGCTCTGCTACTTTTTCTTTTACTGCTGCGGTTTTACGCTTTGCGACCCTTTCTTTTACAGTTCCCTCAAAGTCTGGAGGGGTTATAGTTCTGAATTTTACGGGGGATAGTTTACGTTCTTCGATTTTATTCATTTCATCTAGATCAACCATTATCGATTTATAATTCTGTTTTGAAATATCCAACTTTTTAGATTTTGGTTTAGGTTTTGGTTTGACGGGTTGTCTTGGTACGTCAGGCATCTCCTCACGCAACATTTCGAACATAGCCTCTTCTGCGGTTACCTTGGGCACACGCTTGCGGGGGACAGGCTTAGGCAATTTCTTTTTGGGTTTTTTAATCATTATATTTGAGACAAGATCAGGTGCCTCTTCCAAAGGAATGAAGGCCTGAGATGCTGGAAAGAGAACTTGTTTAGGGTTTTTCGAAGGGCGGTCTTCCGCAGCCATAAGCTGCCTTTCTCGGCCTTGCCCTGCCCAGTTGTCCAAAACGGCGGCTCGGGTGAAAGCCTTCATCTCGGGTCCTTGAAAATAAATGGTAGGATCATTTAACAACGCATCTAAATGATCAGGTGAAGATGCCATCTCTGTGAAAAACTCAATATCTCCTTTCATCATGTCTTTAGCAGCTTGACTAAAAATAATTTCCTTTTCTCTCGCTTTCTTGGCCTTGGGCTCCTTGGCCTTGGGCTCCTTGGGCTCCTTGGACTTGACCGCTTTGGGATATTGTTGGTGATAAGAAGATTTACATAGAGGGTTAGTCATAGCACAACCATAAGATAAGTCATGTTCTTTTGCGAAACTCTTCACGTGTTCAGTCCAGCGTGTCATTTATATTATTACCTTATATATTTTTATTGTTTCAATTCTTTTATTGACCCAGATTAAATCTATCTTCTATCTCCACAAAAAACCAATCTTCTAAATTTTCCATTATATTATCTCGAGACAATATAATGAGTTGGAAAGGTGTTTTTTCAGAAATAGGATTATACCTTCATGAGTTAGGTCAGCGAGCATACAATAGGCTTGTGGTTTGGTATGGGCAAGTCAAAAAGTTAAAGTAGACTTTGTCTCTTGTTAAAGTGATTTCTTGTCGGTGTCTTGGGTTAAAATGGTGTTTGGGTCGGCGCCAAATCCTTTTACTTCTATGGGGTGATTACGACGGTGTTCTGGATCATTGGAACGAAAAAAATGTTTCAAGATGTATTCATTTTTAAGATGGTCGACATTCTTGTTAAGGTCGTCAAACATGTCCGTAAATGCGGCAGCGTCCAAATAGATATGTCCTTGACGGTGTGGGCTCGAATTAATGAAGTGGAGGAAGGCGAGACAATACCAGCCGCAAGCTGAATTCATGAGGGACTGAATATCTTTGTCACAATACGGCAACTTGCCCGCAAACTCTTCCACAATCTGGGGCGGAGGTTGACCGAAACTATCAAAATATAAACCCGCTGTTTTTCCATTGGGGTATTTGTTGACTTGAAAGCAGGTATAGTGTGAGCCAGGGTTAGGCTTGCCATCTTCGTTAAACTGATCTTGCATATTGATAATGTAGGATTTGTTATATTGTAGCTTCTCTTCTTTCAATTCATCTTTGAAACCACAAAACACCAAAGGTACATCCATTCGCTCAGCAAGATCCCTAATCTGTATATCGGTAAGGGACATATATAATTAAGCAAAAGATATTATTTTATCTTGTTAAACTAAATGTATCCAAGAGTTCGAAAAACACGGAAGCGTAAAAGGCGTTACTTAGACTTAGATGAACTTCTTTTTTTGTCTCAACCTTATTTTTAATAGAAAGATATACTATATGTGGGAAGACTGTCAAGACATAGAACAAATCCTTGAAAACCTGCGAATTAATGCCGTAAACCTTAGCGAGTATCACAGGAAGCGTTTTTATCATTTCAAATCGTTTGGAAAATATTTTAGAATACCCATTATCGTTCTCTCGTCTATCACAGCCTCGGCCTCGGTAGGGCTCCAGCCTGTGCTGAGACAAGAGGCCATCAGTGGACTGACTTGTTTGTTAGGGTTTGGGATTGCGGTCATTAGTTCCGTTGAACTCTATCTGGGGATCCAGCGAGACATGGATGCCGAATTGGCACTTTCGAAAGATTATTATAGTTTAGGGATAGAAATATATAAATGTTTGACTTTGTCTCGGGACCACCGCACGGAAGAGCCACGGTCTTATCTGGATGCGAAATATAGCCATTACCAATCTTTGACAGAAACTTCTACACTCTTGTCAAAACGGATGAAGACGGATCTTCTCGCGAGTGTTCCCGACGGCTATGACGGATCCTCTATCAGTCTAAGTATCAAACCAACTTATAATCCAGTGTTAGGATTAGAAGAAAGCAAAGAAGAGATTACGGTCTAAAGCAACATCTTAGCGTAACAAGCCGACAAGTCTTTTAAAAGGGGTTCACAGCGTTTAGGTTGCGGATTGTGCGCCAAACACCATTTTAGAAAATGCTCCATCTGTAAACAATCCTCCATATAGAAGCATGATATTTTTTTAGGCATATAAACCATTCCTAACCGTTTTTTTTCTTTGGTTATTGTATAATGGAGATTAGCAAACTGGAAGAAGAGATGAAGTCGTTGAGTGTTCGAATGGTGGAATGTAAGAAAGCTCTTCACTCGCTTCGTATGGCAGAACACAAAAAGAGGCCAGAACCTAAGGAGGAGCCTAAGGCCGAGGTCAAGGAGGAGCCTAAGGCCGAGGTCAAGGAGGAACCCAAGGCCGAGGTCAAGGAGGAACCCAAGGCTGAGGCTAAGGTCGAGGCGAAACCTGTGCGGGGTCGTAAAGTTCCAGTGAAGAAACCATAAGAACCAAAATAATGATAGGGTAATTATCCCCTAACATTATTTATATGTATTCAGGTATTAACTCATATTTAAGGAGCAGGAGCAGACAGCAGAGCAATCAGATATGGGGTTCCATTAATCGTAATTTTAAGATGGTCGCCAGACTGCCCGCCCGTAGGACCTACATATATAAGTCCGTCACTCGGGAGGACTAAAGTATCGCTATCTGCTCCAACTGTAAATGTGTATTCAGAAGGAGTTGTTACGCCATTTGGGGCGTATATTCCAGAGGAGGTTGTATTCTCCATCGTCAACGCGTTAGGCGTTAGATAAACGCCATTCGTATCTTGGAGAATGGTCAAACCTGACGCTGAGCTCAAAGACACCTCAGAAACTTCTGGATTGGTCACATCACTAAAAGACAATCCAGTCCCTCCCAGCGAATAGGTCAACACATTGTCGGTTCCACTTACAGCGACTTGCGAGTGGATAAATCCCGCTCCACCCTCACCTGTTACATTAAGAGAGGCAGTAGATAATGACATAGCCAAAGCACCACCATCGCCCGAGGACAGAGTGAACCCGAGAGGGTTGACATCCACCGTCAAAGGATTGGCTGGATCTGACGTTTCCGTAATAAGAAGACTTGAAGTCGCATCACCCACACTAAACGAAGTGTAAGGAGTTGAACCGCTAACCTTTAGGGCGTTTAGAGAAGACCCTTCACCGTTCGCCGTATCCGTAAGAGTAAGCCCGCTCACCGAGAGAGCGACAGTGTCCAGACTGTCCGTCCCACTCGCCATGTCGAGACTGGTCGTAGAAAGGGACGCAGTGGCGGGGGTCGCTCCCGCACTTGGGGCATCACTTAGAGCAAATCCAGAACGGTTTACAGCGACCTCCCATACTAGTCCTTCCCCGTCAACGCCCTCAAACGCAGAGATCCCCGAGGGTGTCACCAAAGCACCCGTAAGACCTGTCGCATCTGATATATTGAGTTGGGTGAGGTCTAAAACAGTCGTATTACTTGCGGTGTTATCCGTCAACGACACATAATTGTATCCAAACTCTCCCGTATAGAGAGGGTCAACCTCCAAATCAAACACTTGAACTCTATCCACTACCGCAAGTGTGGTGTTATTAACAGGTTCAATCAAAGCAATAGTTTTACTATTCGCAGACCCTCCTGAAACGACCGCCTCCCAAGTCGTCGAGGAAGGTGTTCCATTATAGATATAAGTAAGGTTGATGGGATCCATTTCAACCGTATTGCCGCCATTAATACCGAATGCCAGTTGGTCACCTTTAAGGACACAATTAAATGAGGCGTCGACACCGTTATAGAGTTTTATTATTTCACCCGTCGCCTGTCCACCGACAAGCGACACATCAAGACCGTCAAAAGAAGAAGGAGGGTTTGGGTTTGCGAAAATCGGGTAAAGGTTCGCCATCACCGTAATATAACCAGAGATTATATTTCGGGGTTAATCCGCTAGAAGTTGTAATTTGTAAGATATACCATTGATAATTATTTTCAAATATTGGCCCGTAAATCCTCCTGCTGTCGTTTCCGTAATGGTTCCATTTAGTATAAGATCGGCCCCAATATCGAGGGTTAAATCTGCTGTGGTGGTAATCCCAGCCTGATTAATTGTTGTTGTATCCGTACCATCTGTAAAATTAAGCTCAGTTGAGGTAAGATGGCTTTCGAAAGTGTCGGGGGCATCTGCGAATAGATTAATAGAAGCATCTGCGCCTGTTGCGGTGTTTCCGTTGGTCAACACACTCTCCAAATTACCAGACCCTCCGCCTCCTGCGATAATATCCGCCCAGGTGGCACTGTCGACCCCGCTTGTTAAGGTGGATGCGGTAAAAGTAGTAGTTAAAGGAGCATCAGGATCAGTCAAAGTAATCGTCCCTTGCTTGATGCTTGTAGTGGTTAGGTCCGATCCTACGCCTTCCTGTCGAAATACCACCGATCCTTCATATGGAAAGGTCGACGTCACACTGAAATCGGTGTCATTATTGTTAAACAAGTTCATACCGTAATAGGTCCCCGCGTCGCCCGTAATATCGGCCTCAATCCCGATAGATGCGGTTGGTGTAGTTGCGTCATTGACGACTAACACCGCTTTTTGAACTGCTAATATTTCGGGATTAACAGTCCCATTAATGGCTTTAACAGAACGGGTTCGATCTACTGTGGTTCGGGTATTTTCCCATGTTTCACTCACCTCCCCTACCACTTCGGATTGACTTAATCTATACCCTACTTGGTCGATTTTGGTTTTATATATAATCGCTTTTCGGGGAACATTAGGTAATGGAGGTGGGTCAATCGGATCAACATATTCAATCCTACTAAATACTTGTGTTCCATTTACAGAATACTCTGACATATATACATTATCTATATAAAATATATCATCCGTAAAAGTAAAACGCCCATCCTCCCTGACCCTGTGTGGCATTCGTAACCCCTATCGGTGCGGTTGGACTGGGTGTAAAGGTTTGTGTTTGTCCTCTCGCCCAAGGACCGATAATTTCGGCATCAAATGCGGAGTCTGCGTTTGGATTTGAACCGCCTATGCTTGTGCCACTCGCATCAATCGTTTGAACCTCGCCCCCGTAAAATCCACCGCCTCCATTTGAAGCGACAAACTGACCAAACATATTACTGGCGGGGACTTTGAACCGCCCTACATCCCAACTTTGACCGTTGATATAGTAAGCGTTCGCTGTTTCCATTAAATAACTATAGTAATAATTCCAATTTGCGGGGGCGTAGTAATAGGCGACTTGTGACGAGAAAGGAAGAGAGGTTAATCCGCCCGATACTTGGTTTAAACCTGCGATACTTGTTGAAAAAGCGTCATCATTGTATCGATTACAAGCAAAGTCAGTCCAAACAAGTCTTGGCGATTTTGTATTAGTGACTGGTGTGACGCCTGTATTCTCGTATCTTATCATAGGAGAGGTAAAGGACGCCCAAGCTCGAACATCTATGGTAAAGGATGTATACGCTCCTCCTGCTCCTGATGACCCTAATACAACAGTCGTCTCATCTATATAATACGGAGGAATACATTCACCTCCTCCTGAAATCTGGACAATTTTCATATATCTTGTTCCTATCGGAGGAAGGGGGACGAGGCCCGAAATATCAGTGGTAAACGAATTCTCAATATAGGTAGGGGCTTGAATCAGTTGCCCTCCACTCGCAAAAATCGCACTTTGTACCCAAGCTGTTGTGGGGATTTTAGTCGAACTATCCGTCGCCAAGGGCATAGTTGCGGTAGAAGTAATTGGAGCTACATTGTTAAAGGCATTGGTTCCTGTCCAAGTATTGTTTGAAGCAAGAAGGTCTTGGCTTCCTTGATCTACTGCTGTCTGTACCCAAGCTGTTGTGGGAATTTTAGTCGAACTATCGGTCGCCAAAGGCATAACTGCGTTGCTGGTCATGGGATTAGTGCTGACTGGATTAAAAGCATTATCACCTGTCCAAGTATTGTTTGAAGCAAGAAGACTTGACGATCCACCGCCTACCGCTGTTTGTACCCAAGCTGTTGTGGGAATTTTGGTTGAACTATCGGTAGATACTGGTTGAACGGCTGAGCAAGTAGGAATGATTGAAAAAGAAGAGATCATGTTTGAGGTAAACACGGGAGCAGGAAAAACACCCGCAGGGGTTGTTAGGGTTACATTTTGGAAAAACTCGGCTACACCATTCACATCCATACTTGCCATTTCTTCCTTGCCTTGGGCGTTAGGAAATCTTAGATACATAGTGTCTAACTCCGCGGGAGTAAGCCCCCCGCCACTATCTACAGTATCTTCAAAAAGGCTTGCGTCAAAGATAGGCACATTTTCACGGGGCGGATTATAGGCCGACATATACAATAGGCAGATATTAATTTTGTATTCTAAGACGATTATATAATCTCTATTAAATATAAATGCCTAAAAAAGCAAAGGCAGCAGAACCTGAGATTGTGAATTGGTATGAAAAAATGGACAAGTCTTTACTGGTTCAAGCAGAGAACCCAAATTTCAATCTACATAGGCTAAAAATCCCTTTACGCATGTGTGTCGTGGCGCCCAGTGGCTCAGGAAAGACTAATTTTCTTGTAAATCTCATTCATTTGTTTTCAAGGGGTAAAGGCACGTTCGCGGACATTACCATTATTACACGAAACAAAGATGAACCCCTTTATAATTTTCTCTCAGCCAAGAGCGATCAGATACAGATTAAAGAAGGGCTTCACAATCTACCCCAGCTCGACAAGATGGATAAAACCGTCAATCATTTGGTATGTATCGACGATATGGTTTTAGCCAAAGACCAATCACAGATTGAGAATTACTATATTCGAGCTCGTAAATTGAATTGTAGCGTGATTTATTTGTCTCAGTCTTACTACCGTATCCCAAAGGTCATTCGTAACAATTGCTCTTATATGGTAATCTTAAAACTGTCAGGTCAGCGTGAGGTCAACATGATCTTATCAGAGTTTGGGCTGGGTGTATCCAAAGAACAACTCATCCATTTATACAATACAGCTACGGCTGAGAAGTTCTCGCCCTTGCTGCTGGACTTGGAAGCGGAACCCTTTGAAAGATTTCGAAAAGGATTTACTCAGGTATTAACTCCACAATAAATATATCCTCGTATACTATATGCACGAACACAGGACCGATTTGTTTATCATCAAAACAAAAAAGGGCTGGAAGATTATCAAGCCAAAGAAAGGTCATGTACAAAAGCCTTTACCTACAGGAACTCAAGACATGCCTTGTATGTGTCAGTTTAGCAAGAAAGACCAGAAGAAAATTAAGACCATAGGCAAGGGTTTAGAAAATAATCAGGACGGGGGTGATTGTTATTCCAGTGATGACGAGACAAGCGGGGAGGGATTATTGGATAATATTATCAGTAAAGGCAAGCAAATCAAAAAGAATTTTGAAGAAAAGATACAACAAGGCAAAAAGTTCGTGGAGCATGTGATACATGGTAGGCATGACGCCTACCCCCCAGACGCAAAGAAAATTTTGGATGAAAACCAGGGGGCAAAAGTGGAACATGTAGAACTACGACGTAAAGTCTTGACCGAGGTTTACAGTGGGATCATGAACCTTTGGACTGCGGGTGAAATTGAAAGAAGATTAAAGACCCAACCTAAGGATAAACTCTTTCATATCAGCATGTGGGTTAAATTATCGAATGGAAAAACAATCAAGGTAGAAAAGAACGCAGTTGTTCACTTTGAAGTAAACCCCAAGGAAAGCAAATACGAAGAAAGACAAGAAGTACCCTCACCCCCTGATGTAACCTTTGGCGAGTTTCTGGAAAAGACCCGTCGGGATGTTGGAGACAAAACCTTCTTTTCTTATTCCGCAAAAGATAACAACTGTGGAAATTTTATTGAATTTATTTTAAAATCCAATGGAATGAATACTCAAGCTACCCATGACTTTATAGGACAAGATACCCCTAAAATCTTAGAGGGGTTTCCTTCTCTCAGGAAGACAATCAATACAATCACAGATATAGCAGGACGAGCCGACGTAGTGGCTCAGGGTGGGGAATTGTCTGTAAGTGATCAGATAGTAGGAAAAGGAATAAAATTAAAATCTCCTGATAGTGTAATGCTCGGCCGTACAATTCATCCAGCTATGGTGAGCGATAGATTTCCTCGAACGCCTCAATCTTTCGCACAAGTTCACATGATGCGACAAGTCCCAATTGGTGGCGGCCTGTATGCCTCGGGTGGCGGAATGGTTCCTACCCAAAAGCCTATGCCCCGTGAGTATTGGTCGACTCATCCAATGTTGAGAGAACTTTTGGACGAGCGAATGGGAGAAGAGAAGATGCATGCCCGTGGGTTTTCAAAGAAGCAACTCAATGATATTATTTTACACAAAAACAAAGTAATCGAAGACTTGGAAGAAGAGGCATACGCTCCTTTAAGCAAAGGAGGCAAACTTGTCAAAGGATCGCCTGAAGCCAAGGCACACATGGCCCGTATCCGCAAGAAGCGAATGAAAGGCGGACGCATTCCTGCGCCCCCTTCTCGTAGCTACGTCACAGATGCCGCCCTCCTTGGTTAAGTGGGGGGTTAAGGGAAAAAAGATATAAGAAAACACATTAATTGATTATAAAGATTGTGCTTTTTAATCAATTTTAAACAAAAGTTAAGGATTAATGACTAAATTATATAGGAAACACTAAATAAAATCGATTTTATTAATCTTTATCTGTTTTATTTCATACTTTATCTTAATTTTTATCTAATTTTAGTTTAAACTTAATGATTATTTAATGATTTATATGATTTTTCCCTTAACCCGCTCTAATTTATCAAAATAAACCTGAAATTCTTTGAGTTCTGCTCGAAACTGGTGTTCCATTTTCTCCATCCATTCTTTGTGTTTCTTTTCTATAGCCTGATGATTAGGTTCAAGGAAAGGCCACATATATTATATGTTTATTTCTGTGAGGTCCTCAATGGGGATCATGTAGTGGGGCTTTAGGGTGCGCCCGCCTGTCCTAAAGGCAGGGATGTCTTTGATTTCATACTGAGAGAACTTCTCCTTCTCATACACAATGTAATAAAGCCCATCTGTGAAATTAAACACAAACACAAGTCTGCCCTCTACTTCTGTCTTATCAACGGGAATAATGGTCGTGGGGTATTGTCTATATTTATTACGTCTTGATTTGATTTCATATTTAGTAGTTGGACTAGATGCATCCCACTTGCTGTATTTATTCTTTTCTGGTTCGATAGGTTCTTCGAAATGAACCGATAGTTTAGAGATCACGGTCCACTCTTGAGGCAAGCCAAAGTCACGGTCGTTTTGTATCAGACCTTCCATATATAATTCCCTAATATTAAAAATTAGTTTAAGAATACGAAAATAAAATAATCAGTTAATCTAATGGACCTTAAGAAAGCAATCGCCGAGAAACGCCCTAAACTTACCCAATCGAGTATTACTACTTATGCCTCTATCCTTCGTAATCTTTACAAGAAGGTATTTGACGATAAAGAAATAGACCTGAAGAAGTTTGATGACACCTCTAAGATTTTGTCTCACCTAAAGGAAGTTCCCCCCAATAAGAGAAAGACCATTCTCTCAGCTCTGGTGATCATGACGGACGACAAGAAGTATCGCGATCTCATGCTCGAAGACATTAAGGACTACACCAAGGAAATCGGCGCCCAAGAGAAGACAGAGACACAGAAAGAGAACTGGGTGGAGACAAGCAGTGTCAAAAGTCTATGGGAAACCCTTAAAAAGAACACAGATTTACTTTACAAGAAGGCACACCTTACCTCTGGAGACTTACAACAGATACAGTCCTTTATCATTGTCTCGCTTCTGGGTGGGGTCTTTATCCCGCCACGCCGATCTAAAGACTTGGTTGATTGGAAGATTAAAAATGTAGATAAGGAAAAAGATAATTTTTTGGAGAAATCAAGTATTCACTATAACTCATACAAGACGGCCAAATGTTACGGTGAACAGGTTGTTACCATTCCTGTAACACTCAAAAACATACTGAATAAATGGATCAAGATTAACCCTACGGATTATCTTTTGTTTGATACCAATCAGAACCCATTAACTTCTGTGAAACTAAACCAACGCCTCAATAAGTTGTTTGACGGTAAGAAAGTTGGCGTGAACATGTTGAGACACACCTATCTTACCGACAAATATGCCGAGACAATGGAACAGAAAAAGAAGATTGATAATGATATGAAAGCCATGGGCAGCAGTGAGGCCATGCTTACCACGTATGTCAAGAATTAATCACCACAAAAGGTGGGCGGCAAAGTAACCGCGTGACCCGACTACTTGGCTATCTTTCTTGTGTCGTTTATGATAAAGTTCCCTTTGTCTTTCTGCCTTATCAAACCCATCCTGTTCTGCGTACAAGATGTAGTCTTTATACCTTCGATCACCTACAGAAGTTATATAGTCCCCTGTCTCTCGAGAGAATACATCCAATTTATAAGGAGCCTTTTGAGCTGGCCGAATAATCACGCCCAGCTGTCGGGCACGTAGCTTATGATAAGGTCTTAGATGATACATTACTATATTAATATATTTTTCTTTAAACTATCCTGACCTAATCATTTGAGCATACGCAGGAGGAAGATGAGAAGCTTGAATGAAGTTTGAAGCGTAAGGCTGGGACTGTAAAGCAGGGGGAAGACTACCGCCTCGCAAGAGTGAACCACCCACGCCTACAACGCCCCGTCCCCTTACTTGGGCGTAAAGGCCAGAACCCAGCCCTTGGCCAACCGCACTCACGTAAGGCGAGAGAACGCGTTTGCCCCCGCTGCTGTCGAGTGGCGTGCTGTATCCACCACGTCGGCGGGCAATTTCCATGCCCAAGTCAGCCTCGCTATAATCTGCTAAAGATTTATTCATCATAGGGTTTGTCACGGAAGAACGAGAAGGGGGAGCATTTCGGCGCGGCGGCATGGGTAAATTATAGATTTCTTCGGCAGATTGTTCATTCTGTCCCTGTGCGTATGGGTTGTAATTATCCAAAGCTTTTTTACCTTCGTCACGAGCAAGGCCGCCAAGTGCTTTGCCTCCTGCTCGTCCCGCCATTTGAGCGTAAGGCACCAAGGCAGGATTACCTGTGGCCACAGCAAGACCAGATAGGGCAGACGCCCCAAGTTCAGGGGCAACGTCCGCGAACTTGTCAAGACCTTGTTTAGCAATATCTTTCGCAACAGGCAAAAGAACCCGTCCAGCTTGGTCTGCGACAGGGGCAATTTTACGGCCTACATCCTGAAATCCTCGGCGAATGTCGTCAAACAATCCCGTACCTTCCATTTGAGTTTCGCGGTTCATGGCGATCTCTTCTTGGGTTAGTTCAATCGTGTGTCCTTTTCCTTTGGTAAAACAACGTGTAACAGGATCAATACGGGACGGATGAACAACAATCTGCATGCCCTTGCCTGACATGATACGTACCTTTTTACCTTTTCGCAACTTTCCTAAAACTCGGGCCGAAGGCATAGCAATGCTTAACACATGAAATCTGTCGTGTCTCATTATAGACTATCATGAGATAATAAAAGCGTCATTTCCTAAACAATGAATTAGTGTAGGTTTAAACTCGGCCGCCCGTTTTGATATCGATAGACACTTCCACACCATATTCCACAAAGATGAACAAGTCAATAGGACGGGATGAGGTGTTGGTTCCAAGAATGTTAACACTCTTGGGCACCATTTCCTCAACGGGGAGCATTCGGCCACAGTTCACATAGTAGTAGCAGTAGTTCATCTCAAAATCCTTCTGTCCCACCAGTGAGGAAGTGAGGCCATCCGTAAGATCTCCATTAATCGCATTACAGCCCTGAAGCTGGTTGATGAACTGCTCATAGGCATACCGCTCGGTGTTGTATATGGCGTTCTGACCCGAAATTTGGATTTGGAACTGAGTAAGCAGACAAAGCGGTGAAGTTGGTCCGCCGCCCGCAGCTTCAAACGGTGACTGGATGGGGAGAAGATTTCCGTTCGAAGACGCCGAGTGGAAAGGCAAAACCAAGACGGATTTAATATTCGCAATACCATTGGTGATCAGGTTGTTAAAGGTCTGGCCTGCCGTGAGCTGGTTGACAATCTGGTATTGGTAAATATCCGTGTAAACCACTTTCTTAATAGGATTAGACATATAATTAGCTTCAAAGGAAGGATTGAAGGTGTAGGCTGGGATATTCAAGAGGATAGAACCGCCAAAACGTCCCGACTCGACACCTGGAACAGATGCCTGTGTAGAGTTAAGGCAAGTTTTACCCACAGCCAGTGAAAGAATGTAATCACCGTTAGAACCAGCAATCGCAGCCGCACCCTGACCCGCAGCACCAGAAGCAAGCATGAGCGGCGACACACCACCCAGAGGAGAGAGAACAGTACAGGCTGACACCACATTACCCGCCACTGTAAAATTGACAGAGGACTGGTTCAAGTTAAGAGTAAGTTTGAGAAACACTCCCTTAAGCAGAGGAACCCGCTCAAAGAAAGAATGAAGATGTTTAAGGTAGACCTGCGCCGTGATAGACACTTGGTAAACGCCCGCCACATTACCCAACACCACAGCATTCTTTTTTTTAGATACGTAAGACTTCCACAAAAGATTAAGATTTGACTGACTGGTAAGGGTTGGTCCCGTAAGTCCTGCGTAAGTGTAGCCCACCCCTACAATGCCGTCAGGATCAAAATTCCAGTTCTGCTGGCGTTTAAGAAGACCTTCGTTATAGGTATCAAATGTATTGAAAGCACCCGATACCACAGGGAAAGCACCCAAGTTTTTGTTATTTGTTACAGCGTTCGCAATGCCCTCGGTAGAATTTGCGTTAGACACTTCGAATGAAGTCGCACTGTCAGGCCAGAAACCCATAGAGGAACCATTGGTAAGCACATCTTGATAAGAAAGAGAAGTCATGAGTTTGAAACTATTCCAAAGACCACAATAAGGAGTTTGTTGTGCGATCGTGGTTCCGTTGTAGTCGACCGTCAAGCTGTGAACAATAGATCCGTACCAATTTTTGAGGCCTACCGTATAGTCAGGGCTGTCGCCCGCAGTTTCTGGCTCAAAAGGCTGAACCACGTTGTTCTGCGTCAAAGTGATGAGCATGGGCAGAGTCAAATAGGCCTCTCGATAATTAAAAAACTTATTACTGTTGGAGAGTTGACTCGTGTCCAGTACGGACTGATTTCCTACATAGGACTGGTTTTGGTTGTCCAAAATAGAAATCCAATCTTTGCGAACAAATACCTCACTTGTTCCCTCCGCCATAGAAGACATGTCAAACACAAGCTGATCGGCACTCATTATATAATGAGGGAAGATAAAAAAATAGCCTTCCTAATTATATTTTCCTAATTCTGTTCTAACTAAAACGAATGTTTTGTGGTTTTTTGGTCATAGGTTTTACCATGAGTTTGTGGAGTTTCTCTCCTAAACCTGACCCCTTAAGCGGATTTAGTCCTGTATCGTTAATAAACTGATCTACACTTGCGTAAGACGAAGCACTGCCTGCCCCGCCCTTATTCAGCAAGACGGACCCCATCCCTTTTCCATCCATTAGTTTCTTGTGAAGCAGACGCCCCCCACACATGACCTTGGGATTTGAACGGTGCATATAGAGTAACCCAATATTTTTTTCTTAGGCTGTTGCCTTTAACATGATTTTCTTCTTTAGGTTTCGCAACTTGAGAGAACCAATCATGAGGCTATTCACCATAGTGATTTGTTTTTGGATATCTGTATCCTTAGACGTATCATCCTTATTCTGCTTTAATTCGGTCATGAGTTTCATATGTTCCTTAGATAAGGTATCATACAGTTGTTCGAGGTAATACTCATTCAGCCCGTCCATTTAATTAAGCAGAGAGATTAATATTTACCGCCTCCCGAGATGCCCGCCAAGTCCTGAAGTCCTAAATCTTTGACATCCCTAATCACTAAAACAATGGTCATGTTGGGATCCAGAATAGTCAAGGGCTGGAAGTTTGCCCCTAAAATCTGGACCCTAAGTTCGTTATAGGTGCCAGACAATAATTTATTCCAAGAAAACTGTGGAGGCTGCTCTATAATCTGTGCCCCAAAAGCCACGCTTGGCGAAATATTGTAAATGATCGAGGAAGGAATAGCATATTTGTTCGCAATGTTACTAATCGAAAGAAAGGCTGAAGGATTGGGCTGTATCTGTGGGGCCACATTGGAAAGATAAGACAGGTTTGTCCCTACACCTGTATTGAGAGAAGTAATAAAAGGATCAGGCACAGTATAGCCAAACAGTTTATTAAAATTGTCAGGAAGAACCAGCTGTGGATTAAAAGTGACCGAAGGAAACCCAGGCCATGCTGCCGTAGCTCCTGGTGTGCTTGCTAAAGGAGTTTTGTAACCAACCCAAGGGGCAACCGTCCCAAGATAAGACCCGTCAACTTGGACAGCAAAACTGCTCTGGAGAGGCACAGGGAAAGTATTCATTTGAATAGCGTAACGGTTCGCATTTACAATAAACTCGGCAAAATAGACATTCTGACCCGTTGGACTAATCAAATATAACCCATTTTGGATAAAAGAAAACTGTAGAAACTTATTAATATCTGATACCTCATACAATCCATTCGGAATGGTAAACGTATATGGGGTGGCTGGGCCTGCGCCGATTACCCAATTTACAGTGAAGTTGTTATTAGCCAAAGGGGACGCGTTGACATTTTCCCAGGAGTAATACATAGTTACGCTCTGTATGGCGATTTCGTGGTGTGGAAAGGAAACCGAATTCGGGAACTTATAGACGAGAGAACTGTTCCTTCCGTCAGGCACCACATTCGACTGATTAAGAATAATCGTAGACGGCATATAGAGTAAACAGATATATTATTTCATTTGACTCTCCTTAATAATTTGTTCATAGGTGGAATACTGGGAACGGTCGGGCATAGAGGTAGGACCACTGTTTCCTCTAATCCCTAAATAGTAAGCTACCTGATTTCCTCCAGCAATAAAAGGCGGCTGAAATCCTCCGCTGATCATAGGCGTGATATTGTTTGACTGGTTGGGGTGAAGTATCTTTGGATTATACATATACATTATAGAACTAAAAAAAATTGTCTAAACACCCAAAGAAAGCATTTCGTGTAAAATAGCGTTTCCCTGTTGTCTCGGCACTCGTCCCTCGGCCATGAACTTCAATAGCAATGCCTTAAACTCTTTCGCAATCTTGGGGCTGTCGTTTCCTGCGGTAATCTCTCCCCGCAAGATATTAAACCGATCCTCTTCTGCTTGACCTTCGCCCTTCATGTTGGGCACTGCGGGGCTTTCCACATGGGATTTGTTACAAATGTTAGACAATTTCCTTTTATCTTCTTGAGACAAACGATTAATCTCTTCATAGGTTGGCAATCCCTTGCCCACCAGTACTCGCATGACATGCGCCAAATGTGGGCTTACTCGTTCTGTGGGCATAGCGGGAATATTCCCGCCGCTTGGGCTACGGAAGGCCAAAATATCATTCGCATGAAGACGGTGTTTATTGATAAAGTACCGACCAAATTGAGTATATGGTTTAGGTTTTTCCATGGGTTTATCGACTAAATGACTAATTTGTCTCACATGTGTCTTCTGTGGTTTTAATCCGTGGCCAATCATACCGCTTCCCTTATACCGTCCCCCAGATAAACCAGCCACCAAAGGGACAGAGCTTTCATACATTTCAGTCAATTGATCTTTGGTATAATTATCATATTTTAAAGGCTGTGTCCCTTTAAAGATAGTTGTGGATCTTTTACGGCCAGCCTTATCTACTTTTGTAAAATCCAAACCAATATTGGGGTCTAACTCAAACACCTGATCTAAATAAGCCGCTTTCTCTCGTTTACTTTTTAGAGCATCCCATCCTGCCCTGTCAATGGGCACAAACGATTGGGCTGCGGCGGTTGGAACAGCTGGAAGGTTAAAATCTGGTGGCTCTTGGGGTTCATCTACGGGAGGACCCTCTCGAGGCATACCCGAATGGGCTATCAATTCACGAATAGTTTGTACACTGATTAGGGTGCTTTCAGGAATGGTCACTAGTTGTTCTAAACTGCGTAATTCATTTATAGTATATTGTTTGTCTCGGTTAGCCATACCCATATTCAATTGACCCACGGCATTGGCCAAGTCTTCAGGCATGGGAAAGTCTTGATAAATGTCATCTAGTCTTTGTTTAATATCCATTTGAACATTGTCGGGTAACTGATTAATTGTTTGTAAATCTTCTTCACTTGGTACAAGTTTTTCCTGGTCCGTTATCTTTTCTCTCAGAGTTGTTAAATCTAAACCAAACTGTTTTTCTACTCGACCAATGGCTCCCTTCAATACAGACCAGATTTGGCCCCGAGGCAATCCATACAACAACTGAACATTGCTCATGATAATGGCTTCACCTATGTTTTGCTGAAGGCCTAGCTGAACCTGTTCTGCGTCTTGTGATTTTTGTATCAAACGATTGAGGTAAGCAATAAAGACCGAAGTCGGCACACCTTGGGCATATTGTCGCTTCATATCTTCGGCGATTGTGTTCCATTTATCCAAAGCAAACTTGACTTGCTCAGGTGAAAGTTCACTTACAATCTGGGACGCAATCGTCCCATCTGATACGGTGGATAATTTCATCCTAAGGTTTAATTTAGATCCTTCTATATCCAATGCCTTCTCGGTGGTGCTTCGAGTATCAGGCAAGGGTGAGGGCGACTGTCCTGTCAGCTTATAAATGCGGTTTGCGTTTAGGTTTGCTTGATTATTGGCTGCTTGTAATAGCAGATTAGACATGTACTGCTCGTGAAACTTGGCCGCGTCGCGGGGATGGCGTAAAGGAGCACCAGGAGGCATTATATTCTATCAAAATATAATAATTACTATCAAAAAACGGGGGGTCTACCTGCGTCTGTCTCTGCCTTAATCCAAGCCTCTTGTTCAGGCTTTAAAATCATCTGTGGGTCTGTGTTGATTTCCCTAACGTATTGTTTGCTTGGGTCAAAGTCTTCGTTTAAAATATCCTCGCTGACAATGGTGTTAAAGTCTCCTACCAATTTGGGTTCCCAATCCTCGGGCAAACTTGCGATATATTCATTCAACAAACGTCTGTGTTTATCCTTCAGGACTTGTCCTAAACTATAGTAACGGGTAAGAGGTGGTTTGCCCATCTGCTTCATGATGATCACATTCAAGCGAGTCGCGTTTTCTTGGTTAAAGTCTTCTTGTGTAAAAGGCATTATATAATAAACCAATATTTTAATTTTTATATTATAACGAAATAAGTTAAAAGAAAACTATATTTTAACTTAATGATTTATTCGAGCTTAGGAGGATTTATTGTCGCGTATGGCCGCCGAGGGGTAGATATGAGAACACGGGTAAGGACCTATGCGGAGGCCACGGAGACACTGCGATCTATGAAGGAGGACGAAATCGTGGATCTAAACAAAACCAGATACTATTTTTCAAAAGATAAAATACTTATCTTACACAAACCCAATCTATCCTGTCAAACTTACCCAACTTATTATGGAATGAGGGAAAAGAATATATAGGTTTATTCTATATGGCCGCAGAAGAAAGAGAGGAAACCGTTGAAGAAATGATGCGGCGTCTACGAGAGAGACAGCGGCGCATAGAACGATTGGACCCTGCGTATCTTGACCGTATTCTACGACCTATAGAGAAAGAACCACGCAAAATAAGTTTTAAAAATGTCAGACCTCAAACTGAAAAAGAAAAAAAAAATAAAATGCTATTATTACGTTCTACAATAGCCGACCCTGACGAAATAGCAGCGTTTAGCGTGGATGAATATTTACAAAGGTGTCTTAACAGTATTCAAGATCAAGGAATGATAGGGCCTATTAATGCTACTCGTGGATTTTGGGATACCGTCCGCGAAGTTTTTGAAACTCAAGATCAGAGACAAATTCATTTATTAAAACAAATTTTTAAAACTGCTCAATTACGCGGTAATTTATTTCGTTTTTATCCTGGTGGGGGATATGAGCTATTAGGCATGTTGAACAATTGTCCTCGTGATTTAATTATGCCACTTTATGACTTTGTTTTAAAGTACAAGTTAAATGAAAGGACCGAAAGCGTCTTATTCTCGAAAGAACACCGACTTAGAAAAGAAAAAAAACAATACCAACAAGAACAATATAATATGGGCAAAGAAGATCTTCTTACAAGAGAAAAAAGTAAACCCAAAGAAAAACAAGAACGAAGGACAATGGCTGAGGAAGATTTTCCACGTCAAGCAGAACAACAACGGGTCAGGGATAGGGTACTGAAAAAAATTAACGAACAAAAATATGGTGCGGAACCCCCTGAGGGTTCGGCTGAGGAAGATTTCCCACGTCAAGCAGAACAACAGGTTAGGGACAGGGTACTGAAAAAAATTAACGAACAAAAATATGGTGCGGAACCCCCTGAGGGTTCGGGACTTAAGCGGTCCAATCAATGGGTTCAAGTTGCGAAAAATTGGAGGGTTTAAGGGAAAAAGAATATAAAGATTATGTTACAATTGTTACAATGAGATCTTGGATGGATCTTTGCGACATGTACCTCGCACGACTGGACCGAATGGACGAGTGCTTCACTATTCTCGATACCATGCCCACGCTAACCAAACAAGACAAAGAAGAAAAACGAGATTTATTTGATCTTACCATGAGGTTGATAGAACTAAATCGAGAGACTGAATCAAATCTCGACGAATTATGGGGATTACGCTAATCTCTTTTCCATGATCTTAAAAATCTCTGGATCTTTTTCAATACCTATAAACTGGCGGTTCATATTCTTACAGGCCACGCCTGTTGACCCACTGCCTGCGGTCGGGTCTAAAACCGTGTCTCCTTCTTTGCTAAAATACTTAAGGCACCATTCAATAAGGGCAATGGGCTTTTGGGTCGCATGTTTCCCTTTTTCGCTTTTAACCTCTAAAATCGAATTAGGCAACGGCGGGTCATAGACAGCCCCATTGCGGTCTTCGTAATTGTACGTAATCGCTCCATCATAGCATTGTTCTTTATCTGTTTCTCTCAGTACGGTCACAGGCAACGGCGGATCATATTTAGTGACTGTCTCCATTTCGCTCTTGCTTCGATTGATGATCATTCCTTTGGTGTCTTCGCCATCTTTGCCTCGGTCTTTCGTCCCTCGTTTGGTAGGGACTTCTTTGATAAATTTGGAAGTATGGCTGCTCAGGTCATAGAAAGGCAATTTACGATAAAAAACGTAAACCATTTCATGTTTCTTCATGGGCATTTTTTTCGCATTGAGAAACCCACACGGCGCAGACTTGATCCATACCATATCATACCGAAAGTTCTTTGGGTTACTGTTGATAAGGGAAACACCAAAGCGAGTAGAGCAGGTAAAGAACATGGGCGTTGTATCCTTACAGACCCGATTGACTTGTTCCCAAAACTGAGACAAATCAATCGCACAATCCCAATGACAACTCGTCTGATTATAAGGAAGATCACAAAACAATAAATCAATACTGTTATCCTTTAGTTTCTTCATTTCGAGCAAACAGCAACCATTTATCAAAGTCATTATAATGACTTGAGACATTAATCTGTATCAGATTTCGGCAATATAACAGGATGGGTGATGGTTTCAATTAATCGGGCTTGGAATTGGGCTTGGTCTGCTTCTGTGAGAAGAAAATGTTTTACAGGATAATCATTTTCTTTAGCCAGTTCTTTAAAATAATTATGGTATAGTGGTATAAGCTTACAGAAGCGACCCAGAACGTCGTTCAGCTTATCTTCGCGAGGGATACGCCAAACATCCACTTCATTACGGTAATAGATCACGTCCCGTTCTTTATCAAAGACAATCGACTTGTTTGTCTCATATTCTGTTTCCACATGTTTAAAGAAAATTGTTTCAAAGTCTGTGACTGCGTTAAACATATCGTGATAATTGTCGAGTGTCTGTCGATTGATGACATTCTCCATGAAAGACGTAAGACAGACTGACTTAGAGATGAGGTTACGACTGATGCCATTGTTGGGATCTTCTTTCGTAAGTGCTTGTAGATCCTCTTTCATCTTCTGTTTGAGTTCTTGTTCTTTCTTCTTAATCTCTTGCTTCTGCTCTTGCTGCTTCTCCTTGATTTCTTCTTTTAGCTTCATCTCTTCAATCTTGAGCCGCAAAATCTCTTCTTTCTTCGCCTCCTTCTCTTTTGCCTTCTGTTCGATCAGCTGCTGCGCCGAAAGGGGCGACACATTCAACAGGTGCTTCTCACTGATACAGTGTCTGTCATAGTTCAGCTTGCGATCGGTAGAGTAGGAGCATTTCTCACAGATGTAGGCCATTATACAATACAATAAGATAAAATAATTCTTTATATTCTTTATTCCCTAAATTCGGAGGGAGGGCGGTTAAGAGAAAGATTTCCCTTAGCTGGC